TGTCAGGGTATTTCTTTTTAGCAAACACCATATAGTTATAAAGAAACCTATCTCTACCATCAGATAATTTATTTTTTGATAATGCTGCTAGACATGGTGGACCATCGTTAAACTCTGCATTAGATCCTTCTAAAACTTTTTTCTCTAAGCTGTCATCTATTTCTTTTATTCTTTCTGCTGTTATAAAATTTTCTTCTACAACTTTTATAAATTGTTCAAATGTAAACTCTGTACCATCATAGTTCAGAGCTCTTCGTTCTGTCTTCTTGAAGTAGGGTAGGTTAATAAAGTTTCCCTTGTTCATCTCCCCTGTCTCATTATCTTTGACAAGTTCTGTTTGCTTTGGAAACACTTCTGTTTCAGGTTTTAAATTAAATATTGGTATTAAGTTTGTAAGAAATGATCTTATAATTTTTGCAGGTATAAAGTCTGATGTGAATACATATAAATGTAACCCACCACTTTTAGATAGTATAGGTATGATTGGTAAATCATATTCTTTTATTTTATCTAAATAAAATTTTCTATCGAAGTTTATATATTCTTGAGGATCAATATCTATTGCACCGAATCGTGCGTGATTCTTTTCATTACAAGGTTGTATACCAATTGACTTTGTTCCAACTAAATGTTCTTTGTATGCTTCGTCTGTTAATTCTTGTTGTGCCCATCTGTATTCGGGTTTTTGTTTTTTAGAGATAGGATCTACTTCAAGCCGTTGCATGTCAGCTTGGCCATAGTTCTCAGAGAACCCACTAAATATCTGTATAAATTTTTCTTCCATATCCTATCAGTAAGGGCGGTTTCACTCTCGCTTCACCGCCCCTGTTGCAACTATTCCCAAAGGAATTAGAAGTGTGATGAATCCTTTTTATCGGCTTCACCATGTTTCGCTTTGACATTTCCTACGGAAATGCTTTCAGCAAAAGCTTTTGCTTGTTGGTACAGCTCTGCATTTGCTACAGGTCCTATCTTCTGTACTTCCCAACCAAACCACGTGCCTTTGTCATTAGACATTTGAACTGTCTTTAACTTATATTCATGGCTGAAAGATGCAGGAGTAAACATACCGTTCTTACCTTTCATCTTAATACCTGCCATCATTGAGTTCCATTTTCTACTAATTTTTAATTGAGTAGATTTCATAGAAATCAAAGCAGTGGCTGCTGTAGGATTGGTGATCATAACAAAGTGAGACGCAGTCTTATCGATATAATTACCATTTGGTAATCTATCTTTATAGTTTGCATCAGTCTTTGTTTGACTCATGATGTCTGAAGAAGAGTCATGTATTTGCACGGGTGCACCTGATCCTTCTCCTCTATCTTTCCACTCTATGTATTCGAGTTTATAAAAACACGGAATGACACTAATGCCAGTCGTACCGTCATACAACTCTCCAGAGACAGAATTGAATATCATTCCTGGCTCTGCACCTTCAACATATTTACCATCCCGTTTATTTACTTCAGGTGATAACTGTCCTAGGATTTTTAGAAACGGTAAAGCTAGATCTTCTTGACCTAGTTTACCAAGACCTTGACCTGCGTCCTGCTCAAATGTATTGGCAGGAAGCGGTGCAGTCTTTTTTTCTTCTACTTGGTTCATGGTTATTTGCTCCTTGTTATTTTGGTTCGGTTGCCTGCGAACACGTTAAATAGATCAGAGGGCATCTCTTGTCCAGATTCAAGACGCTCTCTGACCAATGCTTTAAGAGTCATAGGTTCAACCTTTAATTTCTGGATAGGTTCATAGCCTTGACCCTGTGCAAGGGTGGCATAAGCCATTGCCTTGTTGTCCTCGTTACGACCAAAAGCAACAGCGATCTCATTTTTAATAAGATCACCTAAGCCGTTTTCACGAAGCCAGGTATATGCTTCTTCCTTTTTTGCAACAGGAATAGAAGCACCGTAGACGGGTTTCACTTCAACAGCGGAACCGTCTGCTAATTTTAATGTTGAAATATTCATCTCTGTCATCATTGTAGGAATAACTTCTCCTGACAACAACTCTTGATTTCTTTTCAACTCCTTAAGTTTTTTCTCTTGCTCTACAATCTCGTCTTCGAGAACTTGTAGTTTAGTTACTTGATCAGAAAGAGCTTTAGCATTATCAACTTCTCCTAAGCTTTCTTTTCTGTCTTCTTCAAAGTTAATTGATCCACTCCCTGTGAATGTTTTAACTTTAATGTTTTGTTTAATCGACATCTATCTCTCCTTTCTCGTATAGATTTATGTTGATAGGATAATATTTTCTTTCTTGCTTATCCCATTTTAATAGCTTGTATTTACCATTTGTTATATCTGATACAATCGAACAAGCCACACCGATTATAGCAGGATCTCCAGTTAATAAAAGATAATCATCACTCGTAAAATTTCTTAAGGTCTTTCTTAATTTAAAAATTAATGGACCTGGAGAAAATATTATTTGTGAAAGCTCGGGCAATAAAAATTTTAGAGAACCGTATTCAGCTGCACCCATAATATTTATTCTAGGTGTACCATCTCGGGTTCCTGCAATTTCTTGTATTACATAAACTGTATTTTCTTTCATTGACATTTGTTATAAATTAATATAATCCATTGTCAACTAGAAAGAAGAAAAATTATGAATTATAAATTTAAGACTAAACCCTATAAGCATCAAATAACTGCTTTAGAAAATTCTTGGATGAAAGAATACTATGCCTATTTTATGGAGATGGGTACAGGTAAATCTAAAGTATTAATAGACAATGCGGCAATGCTATACGATAATGGCAAGATCGACGGCCTTTTAATTATTGCACCAAAAGGTGTGTATAAAAATTGGCATGAAGGTGAAATACCTACACACTTACCTGATCATATTGAAACAACCAATGTGCTTTGGCAAGCCAACATTACTAAAAAACAAGATAGAGAGTTAACTAGTTTGTTTGAAACAAATGAAAAGCTACATATTTTATGTATGAATGTTGATGCTTTTTCTACTAGAAAAGGTGTTGACTTTGCGGCTAAATTTTTATCGTGTCATAGAACTATGATGGTTATCGATGAGTCTACAACTATTAAAAATAAAGATGCTAAACGAACTAAAAACATTTGTTCTCTTGCATCTCAATCAAGGTATAGAAGAATTCTTACAGGTTCTCCTGTCACAAAATCGCCACTAGATTTATTTATGCAATGTGATTTCTTAAGGTCCGAGCTCCTAGGTCATGTATCTTTTTATACATTTAGACAAAGATATGCTGTTATGCGTAAGATGAATTTTGGTGGGAGGTCTATTGAAATCCCAGTTGGTTATAGAAACCTTGACGAATTAAGTGCTAAATTAAAGGCTTTTTCATACAGAGTTTTAAAAGATGAATGTTTAGATTTACCTCCTAAAACATTTATGAAACGTATTGTCAGCTTAAGCCATGATCAAAGAAAAATTTATGATCAGATGAAGCAAATGGCATTAGCACACCTTAATGGCAAAAGTATGACAACAGCCACAGTTCTAACACAATTAATGAGACTACAGCAAATTACTTGCGGACACTTTACAGCTGACGATGGTGTAGTTCAAGATGTAGCAAACAACAGAATAGATGAATTAATAAATGTGTTGAATGAGGTTGAAGGTAAGGTTGTCATTTGGGCTCATTGGCAAAGGGATGTACATAAAATTATTGAAGCAATTAAAAAAGAATTTGATGAAAGCTTTGTTGATTATTATGGTCTAACACCAAGTGCTGATAGACAAAAAAATATTAAAAAATTTCAAGAAGATCCTAATTGTAGATTCTTTGTAGGAACACCACAAACCGGTGGGTATGGTATTACTTTAACTGCAGCATCGACAATGGTTTATTATTCTAATGGCTATGACCTTGAAAAAAGACAACAATCAGAAGCTCGTATCGATCGTATCGGACAGACAAGACCAATGACTTACATAGATATAATGTGTGAAGATACAGTAGACCAACGAATCGTTAAGTCTTTAAGAAAAAAAGTTGACATTGCAACTCAGATTATGGGTGAAGAATTAAAAGATTGGATTTAATTAAACATTCTTTCTAACACAAAAACAACTGCTGTTCCCGCAACAGTTAAAAGAACCCAATAGATCTGGTCTATCTTACCGCCCAACTTTTCTACGTCTTCGTGTACATGTTTTAAGTTTTTCTTGACACCTGATATGTGTCCGTACAAAGATAAAATGTGTTCTCTAGTATTCTTGGGTTCTATTGCCATTATATTCCTCTCATTGCTTTATCATATTCTATTTTTTGTGCTACTGTCATTTGGTTATAAGGAACAGTTGTCCCTGATGCCTGGTTAACGCTACCTACAATACTAGCGTTAGGTGAGCCACCTTGTTTAGGTGGTTGTGAAATACTTTGTGCAATTGAATCCATAATTCCTGGTGGAGATGGTACGTCAATATCTTTAAACATTAACTCATCATCTAATAAATCTATATTTCTATTGTCAGATATAATATCTCCAATAAAAGGACTAGCTATAAAGTATGGGTTCTCTACATTCACACCCTCTTCTTCGTTAAGCTGATTATTAATTTCTCTCATTCTATTTACGAAGAAAGCACTTGGTGGCTTTGGAACATAGCTTCCTGCCATTATTTGTCTAATAACATCTTTTTGTAGACCTTTTCTTTTTTGTAATTCTCTTCTTATTAAGTTGTCAGGCATTCCTAAAGCTCTAGCTGCTTCGATATCTTTGTACATATCTCTCATAAAAGCAAATCTTCTTTGCTCAGAATATTTATATTGATCTACAATTTGTTCAGGAGATACACGGCCACCTCTTAACAGCGGTGCAATAAATAAGTTGTCTGCTTTTTTTAAATTAGAACCAAAGCTTGTAACCATGTATTTCATAGCTCTTTCAGGGTTAGAGTCAATTGCTCTTAAACCAATTAAACCTGGTAACTCGTCAGATAAATTAAAAGTCTGTCCATATTTTTTATCTGTCTTACCTCTGACCGCTCTTTCTATCCTTTGAAATTGTGCAACAGATCCTGGTTGTAATGATTTAGCCACATGCAAAGTACCTTTTAACATTCTAACTCCAATGTCATCTGCATCATTCCAAACTCTTCTACCCTCTCTACCAATACCTCTTCTGATTGTTGAGTCGATTAATGCTTCTGTATAAATTGATTCTGTTGCATATGGTTTCATAACTTCAGACAAAGCATCGGTCATCCCTGTTCCAAGAGCCTCCATTAAAGATTCTTTATTAGCGCCACTTGTATTAAGTGCATTAACTACAGCAGCAAATGGTCTGATCAATGTATCGTAAGCATTGTTGTAACTGAAATCAGTATATTTTAAATATCCTTTTTCATCTCTACCGACAGGTATCAATGTAGAATTTTTAGACCACTCAGGAACCATTCTTCTTAATGCTTCCATCTCTTCATCAGTTACATTATTTTTTGCTTTGAAAGTTTGTACTAATGTGTATGGCACACCCCCAACTGTCATACCGAAACTAAATAATCTTTTTAAACCTAGTTTCATTAGTCCTGGTATTTCAGGATTATCTAATGTGCCTTTACCAATACCTGATGTAATTTCATCGATAGCTGATGTATAAATATTATTACCTGTTCTCATAATCTCTAATGGAAACGCAATGAAGTTTCCAAACGGAGATTGTCTTAATGCTCTTGCAGTTCTACCCACATAACCATAGTTAGGAACATTGTTTCTAGTTAAGCTTCCTGAAATTTCATCAAGTAAGTTTGAAAAACCTTGTTGATTATTTAAAGCACCCTCAACGTATTCTTTTCTTTGTACTAATTTATTTAAATATCTACCGCCTGTAGTATCGCTATTTAAAATTTCTTTATAGTTATTTTCATTAACACCTAATTCTTTTAAAACTTGTGAGTATCTGTTTCTTTCTAAACTAAAGTTTACATACTTAAAGAAATCGTCTTCAGCCACATATGCATCTTGTAGTTTACCATATAGTCTAGCAGCACCACGTTTCATTTGATTAGGTAGACCTTTAAATGTTTTAATACTTTTATCGTTGTTTAGTAGTTCTGTGTACGCTCTAGATTCTGCTTGACCTGGATTATTAATAACGTCTTTAATAATTCTCTTAAATTCACCGATCTGCACAGATGAATCTACAACACCAACTCTTAACAATCTTTCATATAAAGCATCATCTGCTTTAGTCATTGTACCTAAGACTCTTCTACCCGTCAGTCCATAAGCTTGACCTAACACACCTTCACCACCCATAGATTTAGGCATCAACATTGATATGTCACCGTAGTTTGGAAAAGCAGCACCATTTGCAGCTACAAATGCACTAGCACTAATAAAGTTTCTAGCGTGAGTTAATGGAGATAAAATTGTTTTTGAAATTTGTGAAATAGCTTTTGGTGCTAACACTCCATATTTATAAAATGTACCCACGCCACTTCTGTTTAACCAGTTACTTGTTGTATCAAATACGGCATCGTATATTGGAGCCCGCATGTACATCCCTTCAAGTTTTGATAAACCATTTATTTGTCCGCTTGGTTCTATTTTTTTAAATTTTAAAGGATTTCCCGCATCTAGGGGACTTAACTCATCTGCTTTAAATATAAATTTACCTGGACCATCTTCTGCACCAAATTTTAATACATCATCCATATATTTTAATGTGTAATTTAAATGTGCTTGTT